TTACGGGGAGTTAATTTAATAGTCATATTTTTCTCTTTCACAGTCTTCATCATCATTATCTTTATAGTACCATACAAAACAAGGTTTGTCAATAAGAATCGACATCTAATTGTCGATTTATTGTTTTTTCTGTAAAGTGTGACATATTTATCACTATGCCACCAGCTTTACAAATTTGTTTAGTAACTGCCTAGAAGAAATTTTACTCTTCATAGATTTTCCAAATGCAGATTTTAATTGTGCTTTTGACGCTCCAATTAATTCATCAGCTAGACCATCACTTTCAACCATCAAAGAATTTCCGCCAGGAAGAATGTAATATTCATCATATCCACGTTGAGAAATTGCAAGATACTTTTCTTTGTTTAAGAATTTTACCTTTTTAATAATTTCTTCATAACTATCTTTTGGTAAAATGTACATCAAAGTTCTTTTATCAACTTTACCAGACTGGCCGCGACCAGCAATAAAGAAACCAATAATATTCATATCTTCAATTCTTTCTTTAAGAATTTGCAGAAAAGTATCAGTAATATTTTTTGTATTTGCAACTTCATAAGTCTTATTAGTTTTAGGATCAGTTATCATAAAAGTTAAAGGAGCAGAATAATTATTATATGAATTTACTGATTTAGTGTGGCCACCAGTTTTTGTATCCAATTTATAAGTATAAACACCTTCCAAAGAATTAGCAGCACCATCAGTTAGAAAAACAACATTTACTTTCTGGACGCGATTTTCAGATTTAAATTTAGGAACAATATCCATCATTGCAATAATTGATTCATTCAATGGTGTTCCACCAAGATTTAATTTTGAAGGAAATCTAATTGGAAAATCAGCACTGTGTTTCCACTGCTTTGAAATCATTAAACAGTTATACATCATTTCCATTTCTTCTTTGATATTCATTTTACTAGAAAACATATTTAGAAGATTCATTTCTCTTAATACTATATCACCAGATTTAAATCTTGTGTAATTTGTATCATAACGAGATTGTGAATTGTTTAGATATACATCAGTAAAAGCATAAACCTCAAAAGGTATACGAGTTTGACGGCAGAACCAAATTAGGTTAAACAACTGTGAAACTGTTCCTTCAAGATTATCAGACATTGAACCAGACCAATCAAGAACCATAACCATACCGTGGTTTGTAGCTCCAGGCAATGTTGTTACTTTCTTGAATAGATCATCATTGAATTTGTAAGTATGAAGCGCACTCATATCCAAAGAACCAGTTTTGGCAGTTGCAGCGCGAGCATACTGGTCAGCAGACTTTTTCATCTCAAATTCTTTAACCATGTAGGATACAGTCTTTTTAGATTCTTTTTTCATAGTATCTAATTCTTTAAGAGTTTTACTTAGAAAATTATCATGAATATTAGGGTTGCGTGTTGTTGCATCTTTAACAGCTAATCTATATTTACTTAGTAATTCTTCATAAGAAACAATAAGGTTAAATTTTGATGTATCAGGAATTCTTCCATAAGAACGATCTCCAGCAGTTTTATCGCGCAATGAATCTATTCCACTACCAACATCAGTTGATGCAATAGGAACACCACTACCACCAGAAGAGTTAACACCGCCTTCTGAATTAGAATCCTTTAAAGGATTTTCAGAAGATTTATCTTCATCTATTTTATCTTCACTAGAACTGTTTCCAGCCTCGGCATCATCATCGGAATCAGACTCACCAGTATCAGACTTGCTATCACCACTTGCATTTTCATTTCCTTTGTTTTTCTCATCACCCTCATCACCAGAACCAGATGAAGCTTCAGTTTCACTCTCAGCACCATCAGGATCAGACTCACCAGTATCATGGTTGTCTGTTTCAGATTCATTTTCTTCCATCCACTTATAAAGCTCTTCAGAAAGATCAAGAACATCATCAGGTGTTTTAGTTTTTGATACACGATCAACCCAATAGTTTTCTTCATCAGAAAATGTTACATCTTGTTTTTTGAAGAATAGGTTGATACGATCAATTAAATTTAATTCAGAAACATTTTTGTCACCAATACCAAAGAAATCAAGAGCAGTTAGATCACGATAACCACGTTTGAAAACTGCAACAGAACCACGATACTTTTCCTGTACCATACGTTCAATACGTGCATCTTCAACAATATTTACAAAAGAATGATTGATCTTACGAACTAGAGCTTTCTCTAACATATCTAGAGGAGTCCAGAGTGCGTGGCCAATCTCATGGCATACCATCAATTCTTCTACATCAACAGTAACTTTATCATCATCCCAAATAGGTAAACCTAGTTCACGATCTTTCGGATTGAAGTAAGCCGTTTCCATCTGTTTATAAACAACATGAATATCTTCTTCTGAAAGTAATTTTGCAATAGTAGATTTATTTTTCATAGGTGACTTCTCTGTCCGTTTTCTCATTATATCTAATAGTAACACACTCAATAGAGTTTGTCAAGAAAAATCTTAGCTTATAACAGACTTTTCTTCAAATAATTTTAAACCAGAAAATAGGGTAAAACCATCAATATTGGGGATTTTGACCCTAACTTGAAAGTCAATTCCTGCCTGTGTACGAACTTCTTCAATAACACCAACACCTAATGGAGTAGTAATAGTTTTACCATCAGAACCCCATAAATTATTCATAAATACATTCCTTTCCTTTTCGAAAGTTTCAGTTTCGAAAAAACGAATGTCAGCATCTGTAGTGAATGGGTCCGTGTTAGCGACCAAAGCTTTTTGAATAATTGTCTCTAAATTTGTCATATCAATCTCTCTTTATTTCTCATTATATACATAGTATAACACGAACAATGGTACTTTGTCAAGAAAGAAATGGCACTTTACAATATTTATTTGATTTTTTTATAAAAGTGTGACATTTTTGCAACTACTATCACATTTAGGACGCTTTAGAATTTATAAGAGATTTCTTTGTTTTTTGTAGTCGTTTTTTTGCTCTATTGAGTCTTAGCTTAGAAACTATTTTGGTAAAGTTAGTTCCTTCCATATGATCCATTTCATGTTGAAAAATTCTACATTCAAGACCAAACAAAGCTATCTCTTGCAACTTACCATGTTCATCCTCATAAGTTGCTTCAATACCATCAGGACGATTAACCTTTAACCATATGCCAGGAAATGACAGGCATCCTTCATCCATTAAGATATTTTCATCAGAGGTAGAAACAATCTTAGGATTAAAACAAACAATGATCTCTTTTTTATTTAGATCAGAATACATCACAAAGACACGTTCCATAACACCACACTGGTTTGCTGATAAACCAACACCAGCAAAACTTTTCATAGTTTCTATGAGATTATCTTTAATTTCTTGTTTATTAAGGCTCTCACTGCATCCTGATAACGGAATAGAGAGTAGGGGGTTATTGTTTTCAATTAGTTTATATACGGACATTATGTTCTCCCATAAAAGTTTGTTTCGGTATTATCATTATAAAAAAGATGCCAAGCACAATTATCTTTGCCTGTCATATTTCCAAACCACTTAATTCTACCAACACTGACAATCTTAGCACACTTATTCATATATGGTGCAGACTGTTTAGTGTGAGCCCAATCTGCATCAAAAAGTAGCCATGTGGAACGCAAACTAGAAAAATGTTCTATCATAGAGTGAAGCATATTTCTATCCCACGGCGGG